GCTCAATTAGCTGGTTCTATTGCAAACTCAAAATTATCTAACTCTGCTGTCACTATAGGTACTACATCAATTGCTTTAGGTGCGAGTAATACTACAATTGCAGGTATTTCAAACTTAACTGCTGGTGGTATTAATATTACAGGTAATAGTATTACATCTGTTGATTCAACTATTATTGAAATGGGTGAAGGATTATCTATTACAGGAAACTTAACTGTCTCTGGTAATTTTACTGTATCTGGCACTACAACAACTGTATCATCTACTAATACTACAATCGCCGATCAATTTATAGAATTAGGAACAGGTAGAACAGGATCAGCATCAGGTGACGCTGGTATCGTTATTGAAAGAGGTAGTGACGCCAACGCAATCATAGGTTTTGATGAAAGTGCTGATGAGTTTACAGTTGGTACAGGTACATTTACAGGTAGTTCTACAGGTAATCTTACAATCACAAAAGGTACTTTTTCAAGTGCCGCCAATAGAATTTATAATGGTACTAATTATGTGGCGTTAGTATCACCAAGTTTAGGTAGTAACGTCACTTTAACTTTACCAGCAAATGATGGTGACTCTAATCAAGTTTTAATTACAGATGGATCAGGTAATCTTTCATTTACTTCTGTAAGTTCTGCCGCTGGTGCAGGTCTATCAAATGTATCTGATGATACAACACCAAGTCTAGGTGGCACTTTAGATGCTAATTCAAATGTAATTAAAAATATAAAATTATTAGACCACGATTACTTAGGAGCCTCTTACGGATCATCTTCAGCTCCTGTTACAATAACTGTAACCGTAGCAAGTAAAACTGCTGCTCACCCATATAATGGTGATGGTAGTTCAAATGCATACTTCTTAAATGGTATTGAATCACCTGCTATACAATTACATGGTGCAGATAACGTAACATCTGATTCTGGTTATTATTATAGATTTGACCAAGCAGATTCTTCAAATGGTGGACACCCATTAAGATTTTATTTAGACGCTGATAAGACAACAGCATATACAACTGGTGTAACAACAAATGGTACACCTGGTAGTGCAGGTGCATATACACAAATTGATGTTGATGAAGATACACCAAGTATTCTTTACTATCAATGTTCCTCTCATGCTTACATGGGTAACTATGCTACAGTTCCTGCATCAAACAAAATTAATCATACTGAAGCTTTAATTAGTATGCCAACAACAACTGGTACTTTAATTGGTACAGGCGATACTGGCACTGTTACAAATGCGATGTTAGCTGGTTCAATCACAACGGCAAAACTTGCTGGTAGTATTACAAACGCAAAATTATCTAATTCAACTATCACAATTAGAGACGATAGTTCAACAACAGACGCAGTTGCGTTAGGTGAAACATTAATATTTGAAGGTGGCTCTGGTATCACTACAACGGTCACAGATAACAAGGTATCATTTGCGACAGATGGCTCTATTGTAACAGAAACATCTACTGATACATTAACAAATAAAACTTTAACTAGTCCTGTCTTAAATACAGGTGTTAGTGGTACTGCTATTAAAGATGAAGACAATATGGCTTCAGATAGTGCCACTCATTTAGCAACTCAACAATCAATTAAAGCATATGTAGATTCGCAATTGACAGCACAAGATTTAGATTTCCAAGGTGACTCTGGTGGCGCTTTATCAATTGATTTAGATAGTGAAACTTTAGATATTGCTGGTGGCACTGGTATAGATACCTCTGGGTCAGGTAATACATTAACAGTAGCAATAGACGCAACTGTTGCAACATTAGCAGGTACACAAACATTTACAAACAAAACTTTAACTAGTCCAAAAGTTAATGAAGATGTAGCAGTCACAGCGACAGCTACACAATTAAATCATACTGTTGGGGTGACGAGTGCTATTCAAACACAATTAGACGCAAAAACAACACCCGCATTCGCTATTGCTCAAGCAGTCGCACTAGGATAGGATATAAATAGTATTATGGCAACACCAAGTACAAGAGAAACATTAAAACAATACGCTTTGAGAGCGTTAGGGAAACCTGTAATTGATATAAACGTTGATGATGACCAACTAGAAGATAGACTAGACGAGGCATATCAATATTACGCAAACTATCACTATGATGGTATACGAAGAACATATTTAAAATATCAATATACACAAGCTGATAAAACAAGAATGACTGCCGATGGCTCTAACGAAACAGCAACTAAAAACTCTGTATCATCAACATTTGTTGAAGGACAAAACTTTATTGTTGTACCAGAATCAGTAATTTCTTGTATTAATATATTTCCTTTTTCTAATAAAGGTAATTTAAATTTATTTGATGTAAGATACCAATTAAGATTAAATGATCTATATGATTTTTCGTCAACATCAATAATTAATTATGATATTGTATTAAGACATTTAGATTTTTTAGACCATATATTAGTTGGTGAAAAACCTTTAAGATTTAATCAACACGATAATAGATTATACGTTGACATGGACTGGAATAATGACATAGAAGTAGGTGAGTTTTTAATTATAGAGTGTTATAGAAAATTAGACCCAACAACATTTACAGATGTAAACAATGACATATTTTTAAAGAGATATGTTACAGCTTTGTTTAAAAAACAATGGGGCGCAAACTTATCTAAATTTAATGGTGTCGCTATGTTAGGTGGCGTAACTTTAAATGGTCAACAAATTTATTCAGAGGCATTGTCAGATATAGAAAAGTTAGAAACAGAATTAAGAACAACTTACGAATTAAACCCTGCAATGATGATGGGATAATGCCATGCCAGTTAATCACTATTTCCAAGATGGTAACGGCATTGGTAACACAGCCGAAAAAAGATTATACGAAGATTTAATTATTGAAGGTCTAAAGATATATGGCCAAGATGTTTATTACTTACCTAGAACAATCGTAAATAGAGATTTAATTTTAGGCGAAGATATGTTGTCTAAATTTTCATCTGCGCTTTTACTTGAAGCGTATATGGAAACAACTGAAGGTTTTGCTGGCGAACAAGAGATTGTTAATAAGTTTGGTTTAGAGATCAGAGAAGATACAACTTTTATGATCGCCAAGAAAAGATTTAATCAAGCTGTAGATGAAAAGGCTACTTTAGTTAAAGAGGGTAGACCAAACGAAGGCGATATAATTTATATGCCTTTGATGAATAGTTTTTTTGAGATACAGTTTGTACAAGACCAAGAGCCTTTCTTTCAACTAGGTCAACTACCAGTTTATAAACTAGTATGTACTAGATGGGAGTACAGTTCAGAAGAATTAAATACAGGTGTAGGTACAATTGATAGTGCTGAAGATCAATATAGTTTAGATATGTTGGCTCACCAATTTACTTTAGAGAATGAAGTTGGATCACTACAATTAGAAAACGATAGTGCAAGTGGTGATGCGAATTATCTATTACTTGAAACTTATGACTTACAAACACAATCAAATTATGCACAAAACAATGATTTAGATGCACAAGCTGGTTTTGATACATCTTCTACGGCAGATGATATATTAGACTTTACAGAACGTAACCCATTTGGAGAGGTTGACTTTTAATGTTTGGAACATATTTTTACAATGAGAGTATGAGAAGAATGACCATAGGTTTTGGTCAAATCTTTAATAACATACAAATCAAAAGACGAGATAGCGCTGGTAATGTTACTCAATCTATTAAAGTACCATTAGCTTATGCGCCAAAAGAAAAGTTTTTAGCTAGACTAGACGCACAACCTAATTTAAGTGAAAGAGAATTTGCGATAACTTTACCTCGTATGAGTTTTGAGATTACAGGTATTTCATATGACTCTAGTAGAAAACTAACAAGAGTACAAAAATTTAAACACGTTAAGTCTGGCGCAGATGGTAAAGTATTAAACTTTAATTATGTTCCTGTACCTTATAACATATCTTATAATCTATATTCTTTTACAGCAAGTGCAGAGGCAGGTCTACAAATTATAGAACAAATATTACCTTTCTTTCAACCTGACTTTACTGTGACTGTAAATGCGATACCAGAATTAGACATTAAGAGAGATATACCTATTGTTTTAAATAGTGTAAATTATGAAGACACTTATAGTGGTGACTTTTCACAAAGAAGAGCTGTAATATACACATTAGGATTTACTGCGAAGACTTATCTATTTGGACCAGCGTCAACTCAAAAAGTTGTTAAAACAGTACAATCAGATGCTTACATGGATACGGATACAACTAATAAAGCAAGAGAAGTAAGAATTACTATCACACCTAATCCAACATCAGCTGACGCAGATGATGATTTTGGATTTACAACAAATATACAACAATTTACAGATGGTAAAAAGTATAATACAACAACAGATAGTGATGAATAAATAGTAACATGGCAATAAACAAAGTAGGATCAAAAGGTATAGTAGATTGTTCGGTCGCAGCGGTAGACTTTGCGCCTGGTACGGTCACTAATGCTAAATTTGCGAATACAACAATCACAAACGCAAAGTTATCTAACTCATCACTTACAGCATCGGGTACATCTATAGCTTTAGGTGCTAGTGGTACATTAAATAATTTTTTTATAGATTGGCAGTCAAAAGTCACTTCTGATGGTAGTACAGTTACAACTATGGTTGCTGGAAAAGGATACATTATAGATAATTCAAGTGCCGCAGGTATTGTTAAATTACCAGCTTCTGCTAGTATAGGTGACCTTGTGGTTATAAAAGATTACGCAGGAAACTTTGGTACAAATAATTTAACAATACAAAGAAATTCACATAAAATACAAGGTGTCACAAATAACTCTATAATCACAACTAATCGTGCTACAGTTAAATTAGTTTATGTTGATGCCACAAATGGTTGGTTGTATGTAGATGAACATAATATAGGTACTTTAGTTCCTCAGTTTATAGAAGCCACAGGTGGTACAGTAACAACATCTGGTAATTTTAAGATACATACTTTTACAGGTGACGGTAACTTTGTTGTTAGTCAAATAGGTAATCCATTAGGAGGTCCTAATAATGCATCATATTTAGTAGTTGCTGGTGGAGGTGGTGGAGGAGCAATCGCTGGTGGAGGCGGTGGAGGTGGAGGTTTTAGAGAGGGAAAAGACTCTGCTGATTCTTATTCAGTTTCTCCTTTAGTTGCTCCAGCAGGCTTACCAGTTTCAGCACAAACTTATCCAATTACCGTAGGCGCTGGTGGAACAGGAACACCTGGCCCAACTGGCACTGCTACACCAGGTGGCGATGGATCAAATTCAGTATTCTCAACTATTACATCAACAGGTGGTGGTGGAGGAGGTAGTCAAAGTAATGGTAGAGACGGAGGTTCTTCAGGTGGTGGAGGACACCCTAACACTTCTGAAGGCTCAGGAAATACCCCACCAACAAGCCCACCTCAAGGAAAAAGCGGAGGCGGTGGTAATCCAGTTTCAGGTGGTGGAGGTGGTGGAGCAACTGATCCAGGCGGAGGAGGAAATCCAGGAACAGGTTCACCATATTCAGGTGGAGGACCAGGAGGTGACGGAGCAGGAACAGCTATTAACCCTGCTGTAGGAACACCTGGACCTTGTGGTTCTTTAAGATATTTTTCTGGCGGAGGAGGAGGTGGATCAACAGCTGATTCACTATCAAATCCTACAGGCGCTGGTGGTATAGGTGGTGGTCAAATTGGTGGTAATGGTCAAGGATGGCCAGGGCCATCAGGTGCTGGTACAGCTAATTCTGGTGGTGCTGCTGGGGGTGGTGGTTATACTCCAGGAGTTAATAACCAAGCTGCTGCTGGTGGTAAAGGAATCGTTGTAATAAGATATAAATTTCAATAGAGGAACATTATAAATAGTATAAAAGAGAATTAAAATGGCAATAGATAAAATAGGATCAAAAGCATTAGTAGATTGTTCAGTTGCTGCTGCTGATATAGCGCCAGGAACAATAACTGACGCAAAATTAGCGGGTAGTATCGCTAACGCAAAACTAGCAAATACAACTGTAACTATTAATGGTACAGCAATCGCACTAGGTGCTTCGGCATCTATAAACCCAGTTTCTTGGCAATCTGTCGTTGTATCTGATGGATCAACAGTTACAACCATGGTCGCTGGCCGAGGTTACTTTGTAAATAATACGAGTGCCGCAGGTATAGTTAAATTACCAACGTCAGCGAGTGCTGGTGACACAATTGCCATCAAAGATTACGCAGGTAACTTTGCTACAAACAAATTAACCATTCAAAGAAATTCACATAATATACAAGGTGTTGCTAATGATAGTGAGATTAGTACAAACAGAGCTAGTGTTCAATTAGTTTATATTGACGCTACAAAAGGTTGGTTATATACCAACGAGTCAAATGTTGCTGATTTACAACAGGTATTGCATGTTGCTGCAACTGGTGGTACGGTTGCAACTTCAGGTAATTTTAAAATTCACTCATTTACAGGTGATGGTTGTTTTGTAGTTTCTTGTGGTGGTAATTCTGCTGGTAGTAATCTAGTGGATTATCTAGTAGTTGCTGGCGGAGGCGGTGGAGGAGGCCAAGGTGGAGGAGGCGCTGGTGGTCATAGAACAACATTTCCAAGCCCCAATTGTAACGCTGGTGATTTTCCAGTATCAGCACAAACATATCCTATTACAGTAGGTGGTGGTGGAGCAGCAAGTTCCAATGTTGGACCTGGAAATTGTAATGCAGGTTCTGGAGCTAATTCAGTATTTTCAACTATTACATCTACTGGTGGAGGTGGTGGTTCACACGGAGTAGGTAATGTTGCTGCAGCATCTGGAGGATCAGGTGGGGGTGGGGGTTACGCTGGTTCTGCTGGCTCTGGTAACACACCTCCTGTAACTCCTCCACAAGGTAATAATGGTGGAACAGGTGCCAGTGCTGGATACTCAGATGCAAGAGGTGGTGGAGGTGGTGGTGCTGGTGCTGTCGGTTCAAATACACCTGGAACAGCAGGTGGAGCAGGTGGTAATGGATCACCAAATTCAATTACAGGTTCAGATACAACAAGAGCAGGAGGTGGAGGTGCTGGGGGTGATGCTAGACCTGGACCAATTGCACCTAGTGGAAGACCAGGTGGATCTGGTGGATCTGGAGGTGGTGGCGCTGGTGCTGGTGGTGGTTCTAATCCTGGTGGAACTGCAGGATCAGCAAATACTGGTGGTGGTGGTGGAGCTGCTGGATATGGACCAGGTTATAATACAGGCGCTAACGGTGGTAAAGGTATAGTTATCATAAGATACAAATACCAGTAATTAAAACTGTTATATATATTATTGTGAATTAAGGAATTAAAAAATGAATTTGAAAAACTATTATTATTATTTTAAATCAGCATTACCTCCTAAATTATGTGATGACATAATTAAATACGGTACAGCTCATAATACAGAAATGGCTGTTACAGGTGGTGTTGAAAGAGAAGATGGATCAGGTAGAAAAGCTGATGGTAGTCTAAAAAAATCAGTAATCAATAACATACAAAAGAAAAGAAAATCCGATATTGTTTGGTTAAGCGATAGATGGATTTATAAAGAAATACACCCTTACATACACGAAGCAAATAAACTAGCAGGTTGGAACTTTCAATGGGACTGGTCAGAGTCTTGTCAGTTTACAAAGTATGGTGTAGGTCAATACTATGGTTGGCATTGTGACAGTTGGGTAGCACCTTATATTAGAAAACCAAATGAACAAGGAGTTTATCCACCAGATCATGGTAAGATAAGAAAGTTATCTGTGACTGTATCACTTAATGACCCAAGTGAATACGAAGGTGGTAATTTAGAGTTTGATTTTAGAAATGACCACGATTGGGAAAGAAATAAAAAAAAATCAATAAAATCTTGTACAGAGATTAGACCAAGAGGATCAATCATAGTGTTTCCAAGTTTTTGTTGGCACAGAGTGGCGCCAGTAACCAAAGGAACAAGGTACTCACTAGTAATGTGGAATTTAGGGTACCCTTTTAAATAATGTATATATAAGTGATAGGAGAAAAAAATGACAGTGACAACTAATAAAGAGATTATGCAAACAGATTGGTATTTTTCCACACCTGTATATTCTATAATGAAAACAGAATGGTTAAAACCAGCAATCAAAGCGACAGATAAATTTATAGATGCGGCGTATAAAAGAGAAGCGCCTAAACTAAAAGAAAGAAAAAAGTTTTTAGGTAACAAAGATTATCTAAAAGTAAAAGACCATGGAATGAGTTATCACTCAACACCTTTAAATGGCGATCCAGAATTAAAAGAATTAGAACATTATGTGGGTAACACTTCATTAAATTTATTGAATGAATGGGGTTATGACATGGACCAATATAAAATGTTTTTTACAGAATTTTGGGTACAAGAGTTTTCTAAAAATGGTGGTGGTCATCATAGTACACACGTTCATTGGGATAATCACATATCAGGTTTTTACTTTTTAAAGTGTTCAGATAAAACATCATATCCTGTCATGCACGATCCAAGAGCTGGAGCAATGATGACAAAGTTACCTCAAAAAGACGGAAATAAAATAACACCTATGATAGATCAACTACATTATAGGCCTAAACCTGGTATGTTGGTATTTTTTCCTGCGTATGTTCCACATGAATTTGCTGTTGATATGGGTGTAGATGATTTTAGATTTATTCATTTTAATTTACAAGCAGTGAGAAATAATATAGTAGGTAATAAATGAGTAAAGTAAAATTTAAAAAAAATCATTTTTTAGTTATAAAAGAAGCAGTTGATCCCAAAGTTGCTAATTTTGTTTACAATTATTTTTTAATGAAAAGACAGGTAACTAAAACTCTTTTTGATTTTAGATATATAAATCCTTATAATGATGACTATGGCACTTGGAAAGATGAACAAATTCCTAATACATATTCACATTATGCTGATATTGCGATGGAAACTTTACTGCTTCAAGTCCAACCTAAAATGGAAAAACTTACAGGTATAAAATTAAACCCTACTTATTCATATGCTCGTATATACAAAATGGGTGATGTATTACATAGACATAAAGATAGATTTAGCTGTGAGATTTCAACAACAATGAATTTAGGTGGTGATGAATGGCCAATTTATTTAGAACATAAAAAAAATGTTGGATTACCTGATGATGGTTTCCCTGCTAAAACAGATAATAAAGGTACTAAGGTAGTATTAAAACCAGGCGATATGTTAGTTTACAAAGGTATGATACTTGAACATTGGCGTGAAGCGTTTATTGGACAAGATTGTGCTCAAGTTTTTTTACATTATAATAATTCATTTTCTCCTGGAGCAGATGATAATATGTTTGACCAAAGACCACACCTTGGTTTACCTAATTGGTTTAAAGGTAAAAAAATAAACTCATAAATATTAATATGAGTAAATTAGAAGAAAAGGTAAACGAGATATTAGGTATAGATAAGCCTGAGCCTACCAAAGAAATAGTTAAACAAGAATTTAAACCAGCAGTTCCTCGTAAAGAAGATGATAAGAAAGCTGATGTAGATAATGACTATAAGTACAGCAGAGAAAATTATTACAATCTTATTGAAAGAGGACAAGAAGCAATTGAAGGTATACTAGATATTGCGAGAGAGGGTCAACACCCTAGAGCTTATGAAGTCGCTGGTCAACTAATAGGACAAGTAGGACAAACAGTAGATAAACTACAAGACTTACAAAAGAAACTTAAAGACTTAAAAGAGTTACCTAAAACAGCAAACGCCAATATAAAAAACGCATTGTTTGTAGGATCAACAGCTGAATTACAAAAGATGTTAAATAAAAAATCTGTTGAAACAAATGTAGAGCGTAAAAAAGAAAATGAAAACTTTGAAGGCAAGAATATCACACCCGAGAAAACAGATACTAAAGATTAGTGATCTATCTTACAATCAACACTATCACAAGTATAATGTTAAATTAGATCAAGGCGTAGATAAAATAACTGATATTATGGAACAACCTATTGAGGTGTTTAAACATAAAATAAGTAAAACACCTAGAATGGGTGTCGGTGGTAAACCATATACTGAAAAATCTTATAGTGTTCAAGTAGGTGGTCAAAGAGTAACAAGAGCTGTACAATTAGGTTATACTCACATAGAGGCTATCGTATATGAATGAACATAGTTTTTCGTTAGAGAGTATGATGGGTGGTTGGTACATACCTGAAAAGGTTTGTGACGACTTGATAGATTATTTTGAAGATAATAAAAATCGTCATATTAAAACAAATACGATTGTAGGTAAAAAAGATGTGGTAGATGATACTAGAATGACTTTGGACAAATATAATAAACCAAAGCCATTTGAAAACTATCTAACACATTTAGATAAATGTTTAAAAGAATATGTTAAGAGATATGAGTTTAGTAATAAAGTTGCTAACTTTTTTTTATCTAAACACACTAACTTACAAAAATATAATCCTGGCCAAGGTTATTTCAAATGGCACTTTGAAGACAATGTTATTGGTAAACGGCATTTGGTCTTTATGACTTATCTTAATGATGTAGATGACGGTGGTACAGAATTTAAGTATCAAAATATAACTACATCAGCGAAGAAAGGTTTAACAATAATATGGCCTACTCATTGGACACATACACACAGAGGTCAAGTGAGTAATACAAAAACAAAATATATAACTACAGGTTGGTTTGATTTCTATGAGTAACAACGATGCATATCTAGGAAACCCAAATTTAAAAAAGGTTAACACACCTGTTGAATTTTCTAAAGAAGAAATATTAGAATATCAAAAGTGTGCTGGTGACCCTTTATACTTTATGGAAAACTATGTTCGTATAGTTTCACTTGACGAAGGTCTTGTACCCTTTAAGATGTATCCTTTTCAAAAGAAGATAGTAGAAACGATACACGATAATAGATTTACAATTTGTAAACTACCTAGACAATCAGGTAAGTCAACAACA